GCAACTACGACAACCGTTATCAGAACCTCACAGTTTCTGCGACGACGAACGTGGCTGCTGGTGACTGCTTCACAATCGCTGGCGTTAACGCTGTGCATCACATCACGAAGGCCGACACGGGTCAGCCCAAGACCTTCCGTGTGATCGAAGTCGTTGACGGCACAACGCTGAAGATCTCGCCACCGCTGATCTCCAACCAGGCCACCGCTGCCAATGACTCCGCTGCTTCTTACAAGAACTGCGAAGTCGTCACCGCGGCGTCTAACTCAGCAATCACGTTCATCAACTATGATGCAGCAAACGTGAACTGCTTCTGGCATCGTGATGCAATCGAGCTGCTGCCCGGTCGCTATGCTGTGCCGGATGGTGCTGGTGCTGATGTTATGCGTGGAACCACGGACAATGGCATCGAGGTCGTTATGCAGAAGCAGTATAGCATCGACACGATGCAGACCAAGTATCGCTTGGATTGTCTGTATGGCGTGGTCAACAAGCAGCCTGAAATGACCGGCATCCTGCTGTTTGGTCAGACTCCATAAACATGGTAAACAGTCGGGGCGGCTGATGGGCCGCCCTGATATACTGGCCAGTTATCAAGAGGATTAGTGAAATGGCTTCTATCGATATTAACGTGAAATCAGTGGGGGAAACCCTGCTGGACGGATTTATCACCGCAGGCGCGATCAAGATTGCGTCTCTGTTCCTGCTTGCTCCAGAAACCGGCATTGCCGAACAGCCACTGGCGTTCGTTGCTGTGCTTGGCGTTGGTGCCTTGGCATGGAAGGCTGCTCGTTCCTGGGTAGCGTTTAACTGACGTAAAGGGGCGGCTCTGCGGGGCCGCCCTTTTATTATAGGAGATTGATATGCCTCAAAATGGTGCCAGACAAAGACGGCAAAGACGTGACCGCGGTATGACAACAACCGCAAAAGCAAACACAAAAAAAGCCAACATTGCCGTTAAAAAGGCCGTGAAGAAGGTGAAAAAAGCCGCTCGCAAATCAAACCTGAACACAAACCTGACGCGAGCATTAGGTGATCAAATGGGTCAGATGCGCCGTGAGGGAACTTACCGGGCCAGAAGCGTTAACACTGGCCGCACCAGTGGTGAGCGCCTTGCTCATGAAGCCCGTGAGGATATGGCCGGTATACAACACACTATAGGTTATGCGCGAGCAACTACAAATCGTGTAGGCCGCCTTGAACAGGATCGCGCAAAATATATTCGTGAGGAACGCCGCCGCCGTAACTCCAGAAACGCGACAAACAGGAGCAACTAATGCCTGCTAAACCCGCCAAAGGCAAAGCCAAGGTCAAAGTCACGGCCTCCGGGCGGCGTGTCAGCTATGGCCAGGCGGGGCCTGCTAAGGGTGGTGGGCCACGGGTTCGACCGGGAACCAAGAAGGGCGACGCCTATTGCGCCAGATCGGCGGGACAGATGAAGCGCAGCCCCAAGGCCGCTAAAGACCCGAACAGCCCATTGCGGTTAAGCCGGAAGCGGTGGAAATGTTCCGGTACGAAGTCACGGAGGAAGTGATGCCACGTAAAGGTTTATACGCTAATATCGCGGCCAAGCGGCGGCGGATTAAGGCAGGCTCCGGCGAGCGCATGAGGAAGCCGGGGACCAAAGGCGCTCCTACGGCCAAAGCATTCAGACAGTCGGCAAAGACTGCAAAGAGGAACAAGAAGAAATGACCGAATTTCCCCGCATGGTTTATATCAGCCCGGGCATGAGCACGACCCGCGGCGGTACGTTTGATTATACCGTTGCCAATGACGAGGAAGGCCTCGCGCATCTGCTGGCGAGCGGTTGGTTTGAGACGATTGCCGAGGCACTGGCGGGTGAACGGAAAGAGCCGGAGGTAGAGGATGTTCCAGAACCAGAAGCAGAGCCGGAACCTGAGCCAGTGGTTGAGGCTGTTGAAGAAGAACCAGCCCCGGTTGAGGCAGTGGAACCCGAGCCGGAGCCTGAACCCGAGCCAGATTATAATATTGAGCCAACACGGGAAGAGTTGGAAATGAAGGCAACCGAACTGGGTCTTCAGTTTGATGGCCGCACCAGCGATAACAAGCTGCGCCAGCGGATCGAGGACCATCTGGATCGTATGGAAGCTGAGGCACGGGAAGGCTAGATATGGCTTACACGAAGCTAGACGTTATCCAGCAGGCATATTCTGAGATCGGGCTGGGCAGTTATGTGTTCGACGCTGATGCGGAAGAACTGCAATATGCCTTGCGCCAGCTTGATGGCATGATGGCTCAGTGGAATGGCAAGGGTATCCGCTTGGGGTATCCGCTGCCATCTGCGTATAACAAGTCTAGTTTGTCTGATGACATTAATGTTCCCGACATGGCCCTGGAAGCAATGTATAAAGGGTTGGCTGTGCGGATTTCTCCGGCGTTAGGCAAGATGCCATCGCCTGATACCAAGGTATTTGCCAAGCAAGGTTATCTGACGCTTCTTGGACGAGCAGCTTATCCAATGGAAAAAGCCATCGACAACAGAATGGTTCCTGCTGGACAGGGCCATAAGTCATGGCGTTATGAGCATGACCCGTATCTTGAGAAAGTGGCCGAACCTGTAGATGCTGGCCCTGATGACGAACTGGAGTTTGAATAATGGTTACGATCAACAAGCTGTCCGCGGTGGATACGATTGAGGCTGGCGATCAGTTTGTGATCTATGACCAGTCAAACGGTGACGCCAGGCGGGCTTCGGGGACGACTGTCAAGGCTTTTATCGATGCACAGAACGCGGCCAGTTCTGATGCGGTCACATTTGCTGGCGGTGTAAACCTTGTCAGCGGCGATACAGGCGTGGTGTGGAAGTCAGGTGCTGGAAGCCCGGAAGGCGCTGTGGTGGCCTCTGTAGGGTCTCTGTGGACGCGAACCGATGGTGGTGCAAACACAACCTTGTATGTTAAAGAGTCTGGAACGGGTAACACAGGCTGGGTAGCAAAATGACGATGGTGAAAAAGGTTATCCGCTCTGCTGATGGCACGGTTATCAATATCGGGCCTTGGCAGCATGAAGTGGACGGTGTGCCCAACCCCATGCCTGCCGGTGCCTATGAGGATACAGCGGAAGTTATTACCGATAATGATGGCGGATGCCATGAGCGGCTATCCTGGTTGCCTAAAGAGGCCACCCGGCGGTTGAAAGATACGGACTACGTAATCCCGAAGGCCGGTGAAACCGACCGCGTTATCAATCCTGAGTGGAAGGCATGGCGTCAATCCCTGCGTGAGATCGTGGGTGGATTGAACATGGACATTCCAGAAGAGCCACCGCGCTATGGCGTCGTTGAGGACGAGCCGGTGGAAGAAGAGGTGCCAGCAGAGCCGGAACCGGAATTAGAGCGTCCGGTTGAAGATTCACCCCCAGAAGATCTTGCGGATTTTATGCGTGCAAACCAAGCATATAGCGATCCCGACGCCCTGCTGGCACTTTACAATGAACTGACTAACAAGATCATGCTTGGTTTAGCGAGCGCCTCCGATAGGGCGCTACAATCCCGCCTGCACAACGGGCTGGAATGGATCAAGAGAAACGCCGTGGAGGTTATTTAGATGGCTATCGATCAAACATTTGCTCCGGCGTATGGCCGGGGCGTAACAGCCTCAGTGACGTCATCGTCTGCGGCTTCAGAGATAGGCAAGGGCAGCAAGACGCTGTGCCTGACAAATGCTGGTGACAAGGTTGCCTATGTGCGGATCGGGATCTCCGGGCTGACGGCCACGGCTGCGGATTATGCGGTGCTGGGCGGGAGCCAGGTAACGATCTCCAAGTTTATGGATGACACCCACATTGCCTATGTCTGCGGTGGTTCCGACACCACGACGTTGCACATCATCCCCGGCGAAGGATACTAAGAACCCATGAAGGGCCGCTCACGCTTCCGTTTTCGCTATCGGGGGATTATGGGTGCATTAGCCCAGTCTCTTAGCAATCTGTTTGACAAGATCCTGGCCGACGAGGAAACCGCAGGCAACGCCAACGTATTCTACGACCCGCAGGATCTGACGAGCCTGAGGGTAGGCACGGACGGTTCCGGTGGACAGCCCGTGGTGGGTGATCCTGTTGGGATGATGCTGGATACGTCCCCGACGGGTTCCCAGACGATGGCGGAGTTCCTTGAGGGTGGTCTTACTGAGGCTACTGAACTAGTACTTCAACCGAACGATCTAAACGCTGCGGGATGGACACTATATGATGCAACAGCAGTTACTGAAATGAAAGAGGACTGGACAAAAGAGTTTGCCCTATTTGCAAACCTAAATGAAGGTTCTGTTAACGAAAACATTCTAGCTAAATTTGTTAAAGCTAAAATGCTAGCTAAGAAGCAAAAGAAAGTTACTACAATGAAACTTAAAGCTTCTGATATGGCAACGGCTGCAGCCCAACTTCAAGGTGCTGACAACAGAGATAAAAAAGCTTACATCCTTGATAAGAAAAAGCAAGAGCAAGTTTTTGAGGGTGACGGCCCAGCGAAGTACGTTAGCGGAACGTATGACTTTACTTGGGCGCTAGTTGTTCAATTGCCAGAAAAACTCGCCTTTGCTCGCGTGCATCAATTAGAAAAGTTGTTTGTTATCGCGATGTTTATCGCCTTTTCCTATACCCTCTACAGCCGGATACCGCTGGAAGTAGATATCATCCGTGACCGTGGCAAACTATTCGTTGAAACCCCTAACGGCCTGATTGAAAACGTCTACACCCTGAAGCTGGCCAACAAGGAACAGATTGACCACCGTTACTCAATCACGGTCAATGGTCTTGAAGGTCTCAACCTAGTGGGTGACGACATTGTAACGATCAAATCGGGCGAACTGCTGGATCATCCGATCCGACTGCAGATCGATCCGAAATATATCAGCAAGCCGAACTACGACATCAGTTTCAAGGTTCAGGCCCTTGACGATGAGAGCATCGTGATCGATGAAGAGAACCGCTTTATAGGTCCTGCTCCTCGCCGCTAGTCCTACACCTCCTTTAACGGTTAAAATAGCTGCCTGGCAACG